CCGACCTCGGATTGTCTCGTATGCGCACAGAGTCTGGCCGCGAGTATTACTATCCGACGACTTCTAACAAGGTCGGTAACTGGGTAGCTGCACGTGAAGGTATCGGCGAGTTCTATAACCGTAATATCAAGTTAAAGTAAGGAAAATGTAATATGCGTCCGTTTGACTATAAGACCTCATGGCTTGATGACGAAGGCAAGCCGCTGGCCGGTCGTGCCAAGTTCTGCCGTCTGCATACGACCGAGCTCGAAAACATTTATGACATCAATGGGACTCCGCTGAGCAACCCCATCTACACCAATACAATCGGCCAACTCGATTCACAGGTGTTCCTGTCTGACGACAAGGACTACACGGTCCGGTTCGAGAAATATGTCGGTGCTGGCGATATGAGGGATGACCCGGAGAACTGGCTGTTCCAGTATTCGTGCGATTCGGTCTGGGATGTGTACGGAATCTCTGTCAATGCGGTAGCCCTGCAGATGGTAAATACGATTTCCAGCCTCCGTAGTCTGTCTCCGGCCTCCGTAGCCGACCGAGATGGCCGCAAGGCCGTTATTCTGGGTGGCTATAACGAGATTGGCGACAAGCCTCAGGTGATGTATGTCTGGAACGCGACTTCAATCGAGAATGACAATGGCGGCTCCGTGATAAAGGTCGAATCTATTTCGACTGGTCGTTGGGAGCTTGTCAACACGTTTGGATCCGAAGGCATAGATGTGCGCCATTTCGGCGCATTCGCCGCCCCGTCACGACAAGAAGCGTCCGATATGATGAGTCTCGCAATCGGTTACGCGAACGAGTATGCGGTAGATGTCGGTCTTCCGTTGTTCTTTCCGCAGCTGAACGGCCTGTCTTGGTACAAGATCAACAACCTGAATATCGCCGGTGCCAAGTTTGCGAAGGATACGCGCATCTTTGGCAACTCCGGGACCAGCAGCGTGATTACCGTTACCGACGAGAATCAGTATCTGTACGTGTATTCCGATTCCAACTACGAGGCCACATTCACGATTACCGGCGAGGTCGTTCGTACGTCTTGGGGCATTGGTTCGAACCGTTGCGTATTCGACCCGACGTTCAAGCTGATTGCCGATAGCGCAATCACCACGGTCAACCGTATATTCAACGACCTCATAGTCGAGTTCGTGTCTACCGATGTCCACGACGACTTGATGTTCTTCAACTGCCAAATCAGCGCAAATGGCAACATTGGCGACAATTGCGGCTTCCGCAAGTGCCGGTTGACTGAGCGTATGTTCAATTCACACACAGACTTTGAAACGATTTCGGTCAACCGAGACGACACCATAGAAATTGACGACTTCCCGACCACTAGCAAGTGGCTGACATTGCGTGCCAAGGTGCCCGTTGGCGACATTGATTTCAGAGGTCGGACTGTAGACAGTTCGTGCCACCTAGACTGGACGACTTCTTGCAAATACCTCAACGCCGTGTTCAGCAATTTCAATGCGGAACAGGCTACCGTGGTTATCGAGAACTGCACCGGTAGTATCAATCTAACGTCACCGATTCTATCCAGTTTCACCGTAAGGAATTCGACTCTTTTTGCTGCCGTTAGCGATATCACAATCAGTGGCAGCTTTACTGCAGTCGACTCCGAGGTCACTTTCGACCGCACATTTACCGCGGATACCGTGAACGTGACCCGTAGCACTATTATACAGGCGAACGATAGCCATATTATAGCTGCTACCACCATAGGGGTGAGCTCTGGCACAATCAATAGCAAGCTTCGAGCCAACGTACTTAACGCATCGTACTCGACGCTGGCACGTGACATCACGATATTGTCCACGGTGGCCATTACAGACTCGTTGATAAATGGAACGATTTCACAGAGCACATACCCCACAGTGAACTTCTATCTGCGCAACAACACGTTTGCCGACGGTGCGCATCACAGCATCAGCGGTTCTTCCGACGGCGTTACTGTCGTAGGTAGCTGGATCAACAACACCGCCCTGGGTACCAATCCGATTATCATTAACAACACTAATCTGGCCCAGTATGACGGCGACCATACGTACACGTACGTTGGCAATGTTGGTGGGTTCTTGCCGAGCAAGACCAGTGTATCGTTGCCGCTTACGGTCGACAAGATTCCGCTGCCTATTCAGCCTACTGCCCATAACAATAAGGTGTATTTCATCAATCCTGGCATTGTAATCAATCCGCAGGGTCTGTCCTGGTACTCTGGCGTTATGCTTGATATGGAAGCTTCGGTAATTCCGCTGTTCTACATCGGCAGCAACGTAAAATTCAAGGAATCCGTGACGGTTACCTGGAATGCGACCGAAAGCACGTATTACACGAACACGAACCTGTATCCGGGGCGCGGTTCTGCGACTGCAAGCGCAGAATTTCCCCCTATCGGCGGTTCAAGGCCTACGACTGACAGGATGAATGGTTGGATCCAGCAGTTCATCCAGTGCACCGAGGATGACACGATTACGGACGCCGTTGCGACGGTTACTGCGGAGGTTTTGCGGTAGGGCAATATGCGATTATGCGCAATTGCGCATAATTTGCAGCCCGGTTCACTAATTTAATATAGAAGTCGAACGCGACGGCTTCGAGAATTTCAATATCGCGGTCAAGGACATCACATTATGATGGATACTAAGAAAGCTATGGAGATTGCCGAGAGCTTCTCCAAATCGGAAACTGAAACTCCCAAGGTCGAAACTGAGGCTAAGGTTGAGAACAAGGAAGCGGACGTTAACGATGTACACGAGTCTACTGGGGATTCGGATACAGCACCGGTAGAGGAAGTTCCTCACCAAGACCCAGTCTCAGAGAAAGAAGCTGACCCGGTAAAGCCAACCGAGAATGCCGAATCGTCTGAACCGAAGAAGCATTTTTCCAAACAGAAGCAAGTCGACTTTGCTTTTGCCAAGGAAAAGGCCAAGAGAAAAGCACTACAGGCGAAGTATGACGCCGCAGTTCGCGAACTCGACCGATTGAAAAAGATTGCGCCAAGCACCGAGAACCAGGCCGAATACGTCAACTATCTTGTTGATTTGAAAGACAAGGAACGTGAAACGAATCGTCTGCAAGAATCGATCCAGGAATCGCAGTATGCCGAATACGAGCAGATTAACAACACCCGAATCGAGGCTTGCTTCCCGAGCGAAGTCGAACAGACTAAGTATCGTGAAATGATTGCCGAATACGGCCCGCGCCTTTTGAAGAAACTTGATGATAACGACCCCGCCCATTCCGTGCTTGACTATCTGGATGATTCCGATATCGCACCGATCTTGACTCGCCTCTTCATTGCCGAACCAAGCTATCTTGACGCCGTGCTTGCAAAACGGTCACCGTATGCCAAGTATATGGCAATGGACGAGCTTGCTAGGAAAGTCGAGTATGCGCGTAGTCGAATGAATTCGACGGCACAGCCGACCGGGGCAACCCCAGTGGAACCGGTCAAGAAGAACCTTCCAGTGATTGGCAGTGTCACGAAGTCTGAAGCTACCAAGGATTCGAAGACCGTCTTTGATCCTAATGCGTTGCTCCGCAAACTTAAGTCGAAAAACAAGTATCACAAATAAAGGTCTTTGACCGAAGGAAAACAAAACTATGGCTATCGCCTCTACTAATACTTTCGTTACCAACAAGCTTGCTACGCTTGTTGCTGTACGCGCTGCCGAAGCAGCTCCTTACCTCACTGTGGGCAGCAAGGCTTACTTTGCTAACCAGCTTGCCGACAAAAACAATGGTCAGTCTTATGACTTCATTATCCGCGACGTCGGTGGTGCTGTCAACCGTCTTGCCTATCAGGACGGCGACAAGACCTCTCTGTCTGAACGCAATGTGACCCTGAGTCTCGACCCCTGGCACATTTTGATCTCTACGAACGCCATCGAAAAGGTGACCGACGTGGAAGACTGGGAAGACGAAATCGCTCGTCCGAACGGTATCGCTCTTATCCAGAAGGTAGTTAAGAAGACTATCGAAAACGACCTTGGTAAGGTCGGCACGGCCTTCGTGGGTTCCGGTTTCGCACCGCTCTCCCAGGCTTCTGGCCACCTCGCCTCCGTTGTCGATGGTGATCTCTACTCGTTCGTGGATCCCAATGTGGAAGCGATCTTGACCTCGAACGGCCAACAGTTCGTCCCGGTGGACGCCCCGGATATGTATTCCAAGGGTTTGCTCGGTCGTTTTCATGGCAGTGAATACCGCAGCCAGCGTTTCCTGCCGGTTGTGAACGTGTCCGCATCTCTTGCAACGTCTATGGCCTCCGCCAAGGTGACTGCAACTGCTGTTGACGACACCGACGACAAGATTTGGACTATGACTGTGTCTGGTTTGACTGCCGGTCAGAACATTCCGAAGGCTTATCCGCTCTTCATCGAAGGCGTGAAGGCTTGCGACACCGTTGGTGACGCCACTTCTATGGACCAGGTGTTTGTTGTTCTCGAAGCCGTGGCCGTAACCGGTGCAACTGCTCAGGTTAAGGTTCGTGCCAAGGACATCAAGCTCGGTGGAACTCGTGAAATCGCCAAGGAAGACGGCACGGCTTTCGCAGCTGTTTCCGGTGTAACTGGTAACGTGCTCGGTATCGAAGCCGGTAAGTATTTCGTGGGTATCACTCGTGGCGAAGGTGCGGAAGAGTTCGAATCTCTCGACAAGCTCGACGCTGCTGGTGCAGAATACGAGAAGAGCCCGAAGGTTGCTGGTCTTACCGTTCACCAGAACCGCTTGGTCGACCTCAAGGCTATGACCAACGACACTCGTTGGGACATCGTTACCCTCGCCGGTTGCGTTGAACCCCGCGCTGTTGCAATGTTCTACGTGAAGTAAGGTAAATCTAGACATAGATTAGCCTCCATTCAATCTAGCAAGGCTCACCAAAGTCGGTGAGCCTTTGCTATAAGGAAGTCGTTATGAATAAGATCAAGAACTATCTAATCGAAGTCGTTGTGGCTGAGCTCGTTGCGTTCATAATTCGTAAGATTCAGTCAAAAAACAAGTAAAAACAAAAAGGCCGGTCGGATTATGCGATTGGCCTTTGCTTTTTATCCGACCGGCCCACACGGCACTGCCCAGTGGAAAGGAACTCTACCTACGCCATCCACCGGGCAGCAAGCGCGAACAAATCACTGGCGTAGGTAAATCTTGTTTCGGCTTGCAAACTTGCGTTCGTAGTGTTCTTCTACGGTGAGTTTTACGTATCTCACTGCGAGATAGATTCCAATTATGACAAATAAATTGAGCCACCCAACTTCAAGGCTCGGCTTCCAGCCGAATAAGAACACTTCAATATATGACGACAGCCCCAGCACAGTAAGTATGCATAGAGTGAGTGTTAAGTTGATTAGATAGTGCTTCATAGTTACCTCGTGTGTTTGTTCGTTGTATAATATATAAAAAGTATTGCCCGTTGGCAATACCTTTTATGTAAATTATTGTTTAACGTTCATCGCAGTCGAAATTTGTTCAGGAAGGCTGCTATCCGGAGTGCCCAGTTAATGCACTTTTCTTCCAAACGAGTCGATTCTGGCGTAGGTTCCGGAGTATTCTGCAGTGCGCGTTTGGTCGATTTTAGCTGGAAGAACGCGATGTTGCGTTTAGGCACGCCAACCCACACGTATGTAGATCCCTGCTCAATTGTGAGCTCGGAACCCTTCGGAACTTGCTTATGCACAACTCTGTCCCAGAACAACTCCGCGCTTTCGTTCGGATGTTCAACCCATTCATCGTAATCACACCGTATGCCCATATTAATTGACCTCCGTTTCAATATTTGATAGTGATTTTGCAATAGTCATATTATCTTCTGACAACGCTAACCCAATTTTACGAGCTTTGACAAGTTCACGAAGTGCGTCAACTGCGGTTAATGTGAGATGGCAGTTACGCACAATTGCATTAAGTTCGTCTTCGATATCAGACAAATATCTGGACATAAGCGGATCGGCATAAGCGTGCTTCATATGAGCATTACGAATGTCTACAGCGAGTCGATGCGCATCAATGTATATAGTAGGGATATCGTTCATCATACCTACACCTCCGCGCCGCCAAGCTTGATAATGTTGTTATAAATGGCCTCGTACGCCTTTTCAAGACCTTCTTCGGTCCCCTTATATTCACTGATCATAATTTTCGGCGGATCGCTTACGTTATCAAACGCCATCATAATAATCCAGTTCATATAAGCGCACTGTTTCTCAGTCAAGTAGGCGGACTTACCGTAGAAGCTAGCTACAAGAGGTTCATCCTTGGTTGGCTTTTTTACGCTGTCGTCGAATCCGAGCTGCGTCATATAATACGCTAGTTCAGATCCAGTATCACGCTTGACATCATAGTGCAAATCACGTTTCTTGGCAGCCTTCTCGAAGTCGGCTAACTGTTCTTTGGTTAACGATGTTTCTTTGTTATCATATGTAACTTTGTACACACGGCGGAAGCCGTCGGCATAGTCTATAGGCGTAAAGCCCCATTCAGCATCGAATTCTTCGGTTTCTTTCTGCGCGGCTAGATCATAGTCAGCAGTCTGCTTGATGATAGTAAAGTCATCTCGATCTCCGCATACCTCTACTCGGTACTGGCTGCACCTTGCATTAGTGCTAACATAGATGTAGATACGACCCGACTTCGTTTTGGGATTCTTTGCATAAAAGTCGCGAACTGCGTCAGTGGTTACGGCCATAAGATCCATCGTATCATCTTCCGTAACGGTGACATTATACGCATCGCTAATGCGCTTGCGCAACGAGTTAAACAGGCCTCTAATGCATCCAGCATCGATCGAGGGAATCACTGAACCGAAGAACCGGCGTTCTACTGTGAAATTTGTGTTTGCTTGAATCATAATTATTTCCTGTTGTTATGGTTAAAAAAGTGAGGCTCGGTGGAACCTAAGGAATCTACAACCGACCACCGAGCCTCGTCAGAAACCACTCGGTTGTAGATTATGCAGATAGCTAGAAACCCATAGAAGCCGATTCTGCAAAGACTTCGAAACCGGGGCTCTGGAGATACTCGATCTCCTTGTCGACCTCGTTGTGGGCCTGTTTAAGTTGGTTTACATACTGGTCGTCGAGCTGCTTGATGCTTGCCGGACCGTAGAACACTTCGTCAGTGAGCCAGAAGTACGGAGCTCTGGCGCACATCGTGTACTCGTTATTGCATTGCGAAATGATTGACGTGATTACGGTATAGTTGCGACCGGTGTTCGGATTTTCGACCAGTGCGAGTTTAGCCTTGATGGCTAGGCGTGCAACCGCGTTGAAAGTCTGGAAACAGCCGCGCACATAGAACGAACGTTCTACGTTCTTCATTGAATCGAGCGCATCTACGAATACGGTCTTGCGCACGTGTTTCTGGAAGTTGTCGATGAACTGGCGGAGAAACATCTCGTCACCGGCGTCGTCGATGTAGCACCAGATCAAGTCGCATCGTGAGCCGTGCTGGTTAATTGCCACTAGTGAGAGTGTGTAGATGTGGTCTGCTGTGAGGGAAGGTGTGAACTTGTTCATTGTTAATCCTTAGTGTTGTGTTCGCGTTAAAAATATACAAAAAATAAGTTGAAGCTCAAGTTACTTTTTTGTTACATTGCCGGTCTTGACTTGGTTACCGTTGATCGAACGAGGAATAGCCGGTCGACCGCTGCGCTCGCACGAGATTAGTCGATGATATTCGCGCTGATAGGCAATCGGCAGGTCCTGGATCCTACGACAGCCGAGTGTAAGACGGATTCGGTAACCGTAAGCTGCAGCGACCGGCGATTTCGTATTGAGACGCGGTTTCAGTGTAGGCCGGTTGTGCATATTCTCAGCGTGCGTGCACTTGCGGAGATTTCCTAGAAAACCGTTGCTGACATCGTGGTCGATATGGTCGACATCGTCGCCTTTCTCGAATATGTCGCCTCTGAACGTGCAGCAGATGACTCGGTGCAGATTCACCGTAGTGTGACTCTTTGCGCCTTCAATCGGGTCCGCGAAGGTGATGGTGACCATCATCTGGCGCAGACGGTTACGGTTCTGCTTGTTGAATGACGGCGTGCCTCGACTCATCTGGCCGAGAGTGCCCAACTTGGTGTATCGGCGGTAAAAGCCGTAGTTCGACACGACGAGATTCTTGACCGGACGACCGTTGTAGATTGCCGGACGCCATTCTTGTTCATTGATTGCTGGGATTGTATTCATTTCGATACCTCTTTTGTTATCGCTCTATGTAAATTAGTTTAGTAGGTGGCCGCGCAAATTTTGCGCAATTTGCGCCTATTTGCACATATATTTTTGTTATTTTTTTCTTACATTTATATCTGAGCGAATTATTTATGTATATTTCCGGCCAAGAATGCATTTCAATGCAGTTTTTTGATGTAATTTTATCGACGTAAACAGAAACATCTAAACTGTGTTGTAGCAGCGAGTCGAGGAAGTAGGACGCCGGAACTCGCGGAAGACTTTTTATCAGGGGTTCCTGGATGACGACGTGTCCTACTTTAGTCGGTGTCCAGGAACCCCATTTTTATCTAGGAGTAGGACCCGATGATAGTAAAACTTGCAGAAAACGGTTCAATGCCGTTCACACTAGAAGAAAGCGACTTAACGCTTATAGAGAAAACTCCGGCGAACGAACGCGTGTATGACGACCTGTATGCAGCGTTATCCGAATACCTGAGAAGCTACATTGGCCAATACCGCATCATGCTGAGCGATTACGTGACGACCAATTACGCAATATCATCCGCAGCCCGTACGGCCATAGGACACATCCGCTCTATTATAATGACATCTCAGTCGTTCTTGCGTGCTGCAGTTGCCGACGGAGCACCCGTCGTCGGTATCAAGTTCACCAACAACAAGGAACTGCCGTTCCGAGCCCGGTTCACCGAGATCGCACCGGAGTATTTCTATGGAGAACGCAGTGACAAGGTGACCGACTTCAAGGCCCTGCTTAGCACGAGACAGATGCTGAAAAGCATCAATGTCGCTTACTACACCGGTCTGGAGTTCAAGTTCGAGTCAAATAGGCACCCAAGTCCGGCAAAGGCGTACATTGCGACTCTCGCGCAGACTTACGTGATGCAGATCTTGATTCCTAATGCGCTCATAGCAAAACAGTACAAGAAGCAAATAGACGCAGACGCCGTCAAGAAGGCACTCGACTATTGTATGACGACGGGAAAGTCGCCGAAATCGGTCGAATACTGGAACGAGTTCTTGCAGACCGAGCGCGACAGCTATATCGAGGTACTGCAGAAGTTCTGGTTCTACGTCTACGACATTAAGCGCGACGGTACACAGGTCGATGCGAGTCGCCGGTGCTATCTCGACAAGTACATCGACAAGAAGACCGACGGTGCCAACTCCGTGTACAGCGGTGAACGCAAGGCATTCCGCAAGAGCAAGAACCAGGACGAGGTGCAGAAGCTGGTCGAACGTATGGCCAACGAGCCGGAACTGAAGACTGCTTCGCACCGTCGACTGATGGAACTGGGTATATCGAATCGCATTGCTAGACAGTTCATGAAGGCAAGAACGATGAAGTAGCAGTGGCTATAATATGACACTTAATTGGGCTCCGACACCGGTCGGGGCCTTATTTTTGACCCCAAAGTGTGTCCGTTTTCTTTCGAGCGCGTGTCCGTTTTCTTTCGAGCGTGTCCGTTTTCTTTCGAGCGGTGTGTCCGTTTTCTTTCGAGCGCGTGTCCGTTTTCTTTCGAGACAATATACAAGAAAGAATATACAAGAAAGAATAATTCAAGAAAGAATTCAAGAACGACAGACCCACGGCCTTCGGCCTCCACTCCGCTTCGCTCCGCTCCGTACTCAGCCACTCCGGCCTTCGGCCTCCGTTGCCGTGGAGTCCGCCGTGGATAACCCATTCTGGGTAGAGGAAGTTCCTAGACGAAGTTCTTCTTTCATTCCTTCTAGGATAAAGAGCCATAACTCCAATCTACCTTGAATAGAATAATCCATCTACCTAGACGAAGTTCTTCCTCCATTCCTTCTAGGATAAATAGTCCTAACTCCATAGTTGCTTAAACAAGACTACTTGTTCTCGGCTTCGCTTCGCTCAGCCGTCTTCTGAGCTCTTATTGCTTCGAATACCTAGTCAGACTACCTATTCACCTAAAACAGCCTAGAAACCACCTTTCTGTGCGATTATGCCTATGGCATACTATACAGAACCCAGTCTACCTAGTCATAACTCCATAGTTGCTTAATAGACGGAGTTCTATCGAAAGCGACCGGTCAGACTACCTATTCACCTAAAAAGGACGGTTCAGACTCCATTGCCGCTAAGTTGCCTACGGCAATGCACTGGCAGCGGTTCTGAGGCCGTTTCTTCCCCTTACCCTAGTATCTGTACCCCTAAACCCAGAAACGCCTAGAAGAGGCCTTTCTGTGCAAATACGGGCATATGCGCGACTTCGCGCAAATTGCAGGCCGGTTGCACTAATTTGATATAGAAGCACTCTGGTTCGCCTAGTTGGTAAATGGCAGCTGCCCTACAAGCAGACACAACGCAAGTTCGACTTTTGCACCGGAGATACACTAGGAGACGAATATGATTAACGAGAACAAGCCGGTTGGCCGTCCATTTGACGCCGATGCAGCCCGTGCAGCCCAGTCGAAGGCGGTCGAGAGCCGCAAGCGCAATGCAGAGATCCGCAAGGAGCGCGAAGCAAATCCTAACGGAGATGCAATTATGCGCATAGACGCAAATGTGCAAGAACTGCTCCGAGTAGTCAAGAACCTCGTGAAGACCGACAAGCGCATCCATCCAGTTATAAGCGAGATGCTGTAATGAAAGTATTGTTCTGCCCGTCAGACCCCGGTGGATGTGGATACTACCGCATAACCCAGGTGTTCATTAAATACCTGTCGGCACTGCAGTCGTCAGTTATGCCGATTTATCTTGGCCGTCAGACACTACAATCGGCCGGTCAGGATGTGACTTACACGCAGCGAATCTGTGGCAAGCTTGGTTTTGACGAGCTACGGAAGTTCAAGGCGGCCTCCAAGTCGAAGATAATCATCGACTACGACGACTTGCTCTGGGATCCGGATAACTCAGTCAGTAACAAGTACAATATGTTTCTGAACCGCATCGACTTAAAGTCGGCATACAAGGATATGTCGGAGAACCTGTCGGACGTTGCCGACGCCGTATCCGTGTCCTGCGATGCATTGAAGGACTCGCTGAAGCAGTTTTACCCGGAAGACCGCATCTTCGTGTTGCCTAACCGTCTGTCATTCAAGGACTTTGCTTATGACCGTACGCTTATGATACCGACAGATGACGTGTTCTTCTACAGCGGCAGTCAGAGCCATTACAGCAACTCGTCTAAGATGTATGGCGACTTCTCTATACCGCTTGCCAACCTATTGAAGACCGCGCCTACGATATTTATGGGCGACGTGCCTCCCTGGTTCTTCGCGAACTGCGTGTATCACGAGAACTGGGCCGACCTGTCTGTGTACTCTACGGTGCTGTACCAGACTACGCGTAACGCGAAATTTACACTGGCACCGCTCGTCGACAACAAGTTCAACAAGTACAAGAGCGACCTGAAGTATCTGGAAAGCTGCGCAATTGGCCGCATTTGCCTCGTGGGCGACTTTCCTGGTTCACCCTACCAACTGGCGCACCCGATGCAGAAAGTGCCCCAGAATGCCTCTATTGACGAAATAAAAGGCATCATCGAGAACTGCAAGGCGCACTACGGCGAATTGCTTGACTATCAGTATGAATATCTCAACCGAAGATGGCTCGACACGTCCGTTGACGATTACGACAGTATGTTCGAGTCGGTGCTTTAACTAAAGGAATCAAAATGCACATATTCACAATTTACACTACAAGAAGCGGATCATACATCGTTCCGAAGGATCAGGCAAAGCTGCCGAAGTCGGTAATCCACATCTGGGAGATCGAAACTGCGGTGGAAATCTGCAACAAGAAGTGCAAGCTTCCGGCCAAGGTGACAAAAGTCGAAGACCTGTCGGGTCTTATAAAGCGTCTGGCCGAGTCGAAACAATGACGGTGATACTCTATTTTTATTAGAGGATTACTTCAAAGAGGATTCAATGCCGACCGCAAAACAAGACAAGACCAGAGTATCTGCCGACTACCGTAAGCCGACACCAACCCTTAACGACCGACTGGCCACCGTGCCAGGTGGTGTTGCCGACTTCGTGGACGAAGGTCTACTCAGAAACTATAACGAAGCCGAAACAGGCCCGGAACGTGTTCTTGGGCTCGCACGAGACTTCGTTCCGATGGTTGATATGATTTACCGCTCAGAGAACGGCGACGGTGGAGAAGTTACTGACGTGCTCAACTTCTTGCCGCCTGGTGCAGCTACTCTGCCGGGCCCGATGGTGAAGATGCTTGCCAAAGCGAGAGCCGCCCGCCAGGTCGGAAAGTCGCTCGGTGATGACGATTTGCTCGAAATGGCCAGAATCGAAGAACGCGAGATGCGCAAGAACGCACCGCTGAAGCAACCGTCAATGATGCGCCGCTTCCTCGATAACATCACCGACGAAGACCTTAATGTCGACCGTGCAATGCGTCAAGCCGGTTATGCACCTAACGAAGACGTGTTCACTACCAAGGATCTTAACGACTGGATCGATTACCTGACTCTGTCCGGTGCTGATGCCGGCCTTGCTGCGAACGAAATCAAGGATATGATTTACGCCGCATCGACATCGCAGAAATTTTCAAATCTTCGCCAGGACTTCCTGCGCAGACGCCGTGCCCGTCAATCCGCAGCCGACTTGCTCAGGACCGAACACGAAGCACCAATTAATATGTTTGAATACTTCGAGGAACTACCCTCGCTTAACGATGTAGATGATTTCCAGACACTTATGCGATTGAAGAAGCGTGTCGACGCAACCGATGACAAGATGCTTCGCGACTCATTCGCTAAGACCTATGACCGTCTCATCAAGAATAAAAAGCGCGAGGGTTCTGCCGTGAAGTAAATAGGAGGCAAATATGACCCTTGTTGACTACATCGCTAAGCTGTTCCAGAAGGGTCCGGAATTGTGGGAAGACGTGAAGACGGTTCACGACCCCAATACGAAAGCTACAGTCAAGAGAGACGTTGCGCGACTGCGCAAGTGTTCTCTCGGCATTGTAGCCTGTGATACTGCAGAGGAATGGTATCGAATCTGTCGGCGTGAATGCCCTGTAGGAACCGTTATTGATGCATTCGAGGGTGACGAGGAAAAGTGGAACGAATTGTTCCACGACACAAGCGTGCTAGTCCGTGCTGAACTGACCAAGAGCCTATTGATGGAGCGTAACTTCAAGTCAGCCAAGACGTTGCTTGACGTACTTGAACGCCGCGACAAGTCTCACTGGAGCAAGGAATCCAAGCGAATCGAAGCCGAGGCGACCGACAACGACACCAACAAGACGATAAAGATAACCCTCAAAACGATCTAGGCAATGCTGATACAACTCGACATAATCAACTGGAAAATTGTTACCGTGGTTGCCGTATGCGCAATCGCGACTATTGTTCTTGACGTATTTACGAGGCCGCCCAAGTTCTGATATGGATACGCGAACCAAAAAGAAACACAAGGTCATCGAGAGGGATGCCGAAGGCAATCTTACTCTCAATCTGATGAAGCACCAGATGGCCGCATATCAGTCCGACAAGACGATTGCCGGAATTGTGGGTTCGCGTTCGTGCGGAAAGACCATTTATATGTCAGCCGAAGCGTTCCTTGCAGTTACACAAGGTCAGCGCGTTCTTGTGATGGCACAGACGTACAAGGCACTCAAAATCAACATATTCAGGGAAATTATCAACCGGTTCAGAGAGGCCGGGCTGAAACCAAGTGTCAACTATTCTGAAATGTCGATACGCTATGGCGACGGCGAACTGTATGGATTTACCTACGAAGCCATTGATAGCACTCGTGGTATGACAGAGATTGCCCTGTTACTGCTTGACGAGCTGGCATACGCGCCGTCTACGCTCCTTTCGACCGTAACGCCGTGTTTGCGTGGTGCCGGTGGCTCACGGATCCGGTTCGGAACCAGCCCGAAGAAGGGGTCTAT